CTGGATGGCTTTTTCTTTTTCAAAATGCTTCGCATACGGGGCCCACATCCTGCTTATTAACCTCTTGCTTCTATCGCCAACCTGACCAAACCAGTCAGTTTCCTTTAATTTGTCTGCACGAGGATCTTGATACCACATCTCCTTTGCTGCTAACTCACGATCCCCCGCTCGTATAGCCCTCTGCAGTCCACCGAAGCCACGTAATTTTCCTTCCCCTAGGTTGTACGCCATGTTGACAAAAATTCCTTGTGTATCCGTGTCTAAGTTCTTCCACGTATCNTCCCCTACAAATTCTTCTGCAATCTTTCTAAAGAGGGGCATCTCATGACGCATAAGTTTCAAAGATTCCTCTTTGGTTAGGTAATGATCGGGATTCTCTTCCCCGTACTGATCAAACAGCTCTCGTTTTACTTCGTCTGGATTTTTCTTATACCTCTCTAGGAGTCCCCTCTTTCTCATACTGTAGGGTGAATAAGGGTTGTTTTTTATAGCCTCGATATTTTTTTTAATATTGAGAGAGTCCAAAAGCTCCTGGGCCCCCTCTTTTTCTAAATTAAAACCATACCCTACAGTCGCAAGCTTATTTTCAGACGTATCCGCATAGGCACGCTCACGGAACCCCTCATCTTTTTGTAACCGTTCTAATTCAGGATAAAATACTTCATTAGCCATGTTGCACCTAAACCGCTGCAGCCACTAAAAGCCTTCTAGCGTCTGTTACAGAGTATATAAAAATAGTTGTCCCTCTCCCCGTCGTAGCCACATCAGATCCTGTATTCGTGTAGATGCGGTTAGCAGCCGTTGAACTCGCTGAATCGTTCGTAATCGTCATCGCCTGGGCAGTAGAATTATACAGTATAAGGAGCGTTCCATCGGGGTTGTTCGTCGCACTCCCGAGAGCTGGTTTTGTAATCCCCGTGATATTAAAGGCCCCCGTAGGCCCGGTAATCCGTACAAAAGACTTACTCGGGATGCCTATATTGTTATTGGCCCCGTTCGATAGGGTCAAAGCTCCTACAGGTAGCTGCAAAACACTCGGGGCTACAGCATCTAGCGTCATGGGGGCGCGGGAGTCAATAATCCCAAAAAAGTACTGCAGGTTGTTAATCAGCGATGACATATAAGACTGTTCATACACCTCAGGAGGCACAGGAAGAGACGGGGATTTAAACTGCTGGAAACCCACTAGCCTCTCCTCCCATCAGGTCTTACTTCAGCCCGAGGAACACCTAGCTCCCACGCAACATTTTTAGCACTAGACTCCACTTTGAAGGCCATTGAACGGCCCCTAGCTCGCATATACGCTTGTTGAGTAAATTGATCTATGGTGCTAGAGCTAACCGCTGTTACGGCGTCCGTTAAAGTTTCTCCCGATTCATTGGTTGTATAGGTAGCTGCGCCGGGGGTCTTCTTAGCGATCACACTAAAATCTACNGTAGGAGTGACAACTACACCTCCCGTAGACCCTTGGGTATCTGAGGTCGCATTAGAATGTGTAAAGTCAACGTCAGGAATAATCTTCTGCAACAATACGAACCGTTCTCCAGCTTCCATAGATATTTGAGCCGACGTAATAAACGCGCTCATAGCATTGTGGTCCGTTGTGGAGTTTGCTGCGTTGTTCCCTACTTCATGATCGTACATATACCCATCATCTGAAGCTGCTTGAACCGTAGGTCTAACCCCCGCATCAGACCAAGCGGTGCGATCAAAATTGTCGTCGCAGTCCCCGTAGAACCACACGTTTTCTACGTAGTTGTACACGACATATCGGTTGATCGTCGTACTTCCTAAAGCACAGTAGAACCACCATATTTCGTGAAACTCTGAATTAAGCCCTGCAAAGTACTGATCTGTTTGATCCGTATTGTAATTTTTGAAGACCTCTTCTGATACAGTACAATCCAGGGTCTTAATTTGGCCCCCCGTATAGGCATAGAATTTATTNAGCCCCATCCAGTAAGTAATGTTATCCGCAGTAATAACCGCATTAGGAGCTATAAGGGTTGTATTCGCACTAATCTCATCCAGACGAAATACATCAAAACCCCCTACAAATTTAAGAGAGTTTAAAGAGGACTCCGTAAATACAAGCGTCTCTCGGCTCGTGGGCACCCCTTTAAGTATCTGGGAGCCGTTCTGAACAGTGAGAGAACCCGCTGTAGTTGTGTCGCTTGGACTGAAATTAAAGGGATTCGTAATATCAGACCACCTAATCAATAGCGGGTCACGATCCGCACCGCCGGAAGCTGGATAGGGAGTGCAGCCAAGAGCCAATATAATGTTGCTTTGGTTGTCTTGAGCAATAAGCACCTGGGTTACTTCTGTAGGAACTTCTGTACCTGATGACGGAGAAGCACTCAACAGAACGGCGCGTGTGGAAGGAGAAGTCTGGAAGACCCATCGGTATATGCTGCCATACCGATAGTTAAACAACAGATCATCTTGGTATCGGGTGAAGTAAACGAGTCGCGCAGGATTAAAGACAGGTGTAGCTCTGGGCGTACCCCACGTACTTGACCCAAACGTGCTTACGCCCCAACCGTATCCTTCAGTGTTTACATCATTTCCTATATTGGTCTGGTAGGCTGCAACTGTAGAGCCACCCCCATCACTAGAGTCGGAGCTGTTCGCTGTCGCAGTAGCAGTAAATTTAAAGGCATTAGCGCTAGTAATAGAGTCAATTACATACTCTTGGTTTAACACCGCAGCCGTAATGTTACCGCCTAGTGAAGCAGCGGATGAGAAAGTGACGTAATCCCCAGCCGTAGCTCCGTGGCCTGTCTCAGCTACAGAGATCTCAGCCGACCCATTCGTCGCTGTAAAGCGGGGATCACCTCCGCTAGTGGTCAATCGAATAGGAGTGATGTCTACAAGAGAACCCCCACGATCTAAGTACACTTTCTTACTTGTGCCTAAAGCTGCGAAGTTAGTCCCGCTGATACCAGAGAAAGAAAAGAGAGAACGACATATCCCTACAAAAGCATCCACCGTGTATCGCGTCCACCCACCGATCTTCTTAGGATACCCCTTTAGGAACCGCACTTTGTTACAGGCGTACCAACCGCCTTCCTGGGCGTAGTCAGTAATATCACGGTTAATCCCGGGTTTAAATTTTAACTGCATTAGTGGCATCAGATAGCCCCATCCAAATCAGGTGAAAGTAACCCCAACGACAGAACACGAGTAGCGTCGTTTCGCCGTAACCAACCCTTGCCAAAAGTATCGAAAATAGAAAGCCCCCGATAAAAAGCCTCCCGAGCCTCAGATATTTTGTTTATCGTCGCGTCAGAACTTTGAGCTTCCACAGCCAGCATAGTCTTAGGACCGAGAATACCGTCAGGGTGGGCCCCCACAGCTTTCTGCAACGCTCGACACGCCCGGTTGACCCCCGAATTAACGGACCAGTCAAACACGCAAATATCTACACCTGCCGGAAGATCGTCGCCTCGAACTTCGTCCCAGTACATAGACTTATATATCTGAGCTGCATGGCTACGAGGCATCGTCTTCATTTCCTCTTCTGTAACAGGCAGTCCGCAAAAACTCTGGTACGTCTTCTGGGTAATACCCATATTGGTTCTACCGCCTGGATCTTTAGGGTGATCTACATACCCCCCTTCATGATCCAGCACCATATTTAAACCTTGTAAGAAACTTTCTTTCACTACTTCTTAAATCCCTTAATACTGCGAAGCCCAAATGACGCTGCAATGCTGGCGTACATCGCATACTGATACCAAGCAGGAGTCTTATCTAGCGCTGCAAACCCACGCTCTACATAAGGCTGTAACGGCGGTATAAAGGTCGCCACGATTACAGCAATAAACAACAACGTCCAGGCTTCATCTTTCCAACTGTTGTCAGAAGCTCTCGCCATGATGGTTTCCCAGCCCGCTTCATGTGTGGCTGCTACCCGCATAGCATCTGCTTCTGCCTTCGCCTTAACCACCCTTGCTTCAGCCTTTGCTTTTGTCTTAGCAACACGGCCTTCTACAAAGGTTCCGATCAAACTCGCTATAGGTGCGATAAACGCTTGGAGCATCTAATCCTCTAACGCTTATGAGCAAACCCGAAGTAGCTCGCAATTACACCACTCAAGGCTCCAATCAACATTATTAACACCGACTCCGCGCTTTCGTACCTAGATGGAGACGCCAACACCGCAACAGTAGTCAACATAATGACCCCAAGAGACGCCCAAGCCATGTACCTGCGGTTTGCTTGGTAAGTTTCCGCATCAGGCATACTTTTTGCGGTAGTAGATTCTGTCTTTTTTACTGGCAAATTACCTCCTACATCATTAGAGAAATAATAAGTCCTGCCATTCCTGTGATAACAATGATTCCAAATTTAGTGAGTAACGAGTGTAAATCCCTAAACTG